GAACTGCGGGAAGAAGTCTGTTATAGTTTTGCTGTACTTTGGTGAAATAATCATCTGTGTACATTGGAGGTGTCTGTGTGGGTAATCCTACAGGGTTTGTAGTTCCTCTATTTGCTAAGGATGTAGTAGCTCCTACAGTTCCAAACAAACCTAAGCCAGCTTGAAGTAGTCTTAACATTTGTTCATCAGTTAACCCTAGCTCATTAGTTTTCTTAGTAGGAGTAGTTGTAGTGCTGTTAGTTACTGAAGGAGTCAGCATTGTTGCTGGCAAAAGAGATAGAGTACTACCAACTGGAGGTTGATTGGTAGCAGTAATAGTTTGTGTTGGAATTGAAGATGAAGGAGGTGATGTTACATTTGGTAAAGTAGCTGCAACATTGCTTATAGCATTTGATGGTGTAGTTGCTGGTCTATCACCTGTAACTTGAACATTAGCTAAGTTAGCCGGTGTTCCTAAGTTAGCTGCAATTTGACTGTTAACTAATGCCAATGTTGCTTGATCGACTTGTTGGGGAGTAGTCGTACCTTGCACGTTAACTGTACCCGCTTGAATTACTGGATTTGCTATAGTACTTAGCATTCCACCAGCATTGATGGGGAGGTTTTGCGTACCTGTAATATTTACAGAATCTGTAGCGGTTGTTGTTGGTGGTAGTGTTGCTGAAGTACCTGTTGGTGTTGTTGCAAGAGATGCTACTGCTCTATCAATAATAATATCGTTATATCCACCAGCACTCATGACATCTCTAATTTGAGCTGTAGACAATCCTTGATTTGCTAACTGCTTTGCATCTAGTGTAGCAAACTGTCGTTCTGTAATGCCGGGATCTGCAAAAGTTCCTGTATCTAAATAATTATTAAATTCACTACCTAAATAGCCCCCACCACCACCAATCAAAGCAGCCGTTAATGTATCTTTTGCGCTGCCGCCTGTCAAAGCAGTTGAACCACCTGCAATGGTTGCACCTGTAGCACCTGACAAAGCTGAACCAGTTAAACCAGTACTACCTGCAATAAACTCGCTTAAATAAGGAGCACCTAACACACTGGCTGCTAGTGCCAACACTGGACGAGAAGCAGCTAATAGTCCTTGATCGCCACCGCCAGCAAAAGTACCCCTATTAATTACTTCACCAGTTTGAGGATTGTATGTTTCCCAGTTAGCCGTATTGTTAGGGTCAACCCTAGTTTGGTACACGGACTGAGGAACACCTGCAATCTGAGCATCAATGTTATCTCCTTCGATAACCGTACCTCTAGCGGTGGGTATTACAGGCATACGTTGTCCAGTTTGTAATGTAGGGGCTATTAACTCTGCAACAGCTGCTGGAGGGGTTGTTTGAGGGTTAACTGCGCTTGCTAATTGATTAATAAAAGAAGTTTGACCTGCTGTGTTAAGGTGAAAACCAGTTTCATCTACTAAGCTTTTTTGATTCAACAAACCAGACATAGCGTCAACTACAGTAACATTATTATTGGTTTTAGCTACATCATTATACAAACTATCCATTGCAAGCTGTGTACTAGAAGTAACATCTGAAACAGAACCTACTGAAGGTGCTCCAGATAAAATAACCTTTACACCCTCATTGCCTAGTTTAGATACTATTTCATTTAAGTTACTTTTAACAGTATCTTTATTTACACCTTGTAAAAGGTCGTTGCCACCAATGTCTAATACAATAGTAGAACCATTTTGAAAGTTACCACCGTTGCCTATAAAACTATTAAGTTGGTTTAAAGCATCTTGAGTTGTAGAACCACCAACAGCTACGTTTGATACGTTTTGACCAAAAGCAGTGTTAGCTAAGGCCGTGTTACTTTCACCAGATAACCAACTATCACCAGCTAAAATAACACCGCCCAACATATTAGCTGCCGGAGCTACATCAGCTACACGTGAAACTACATCTGATAAAGGAATTCCAGTAACATTAGCTATTTGAGATGCAGGTACACCCCTTGATTGCATGAATGAATAAATATCAGCATCGCTTAAATTAGATGAAGAAGATAGGTAATCTAAAACTTCTTGATTAGAGGCTGCCATACTTATTCGCCTTTTCTGTATAACTCAAACGTGTTGATAATATTCATTGTGGAGCCAGTCTCAGAAGTTGCTCGAACTTGATCGCCCTCTTCAAGAACAATATAAGCACCATCGTTAAATTTGATAAACTGGGTAGTACTTAACACGTAATTATCTAATACGTAAATCTCAGTTGCTGCGCTTGAGTCATACCACACAACATCAATAAACTTATTATTACCTGAGTGGTTTACAACGTAACAAAGAGGCCACCTAGCATAATAACCAGTAGGTACTGTAAACAGAGTAGTCTGCGTTGCAGCAGTAAGAACATTACCCGTCGATACTGGTTTCATCTTGCTTTACTACTGTTTTCTTAGTTGCTTTAGGTGCTTCAACTACTTCAACTACCTCAGTGTAGCCAGTATGTTTACGCATCTCAGCGATCTCATGCTCTTGGAAGAACTCTACTGTGTTACCAGATTGAATACATTTGAATTTCATTGCTGTTAACCTTTCTGATGTACTAGATTTAATACATTAAAAAGGCTCCCACACCTTATGAGCATGGGAACCTAGTTAGTCTACTTAGACGGGAACCACGAGGGCAACGCCACCGTAGTTACGCAGCTCAGCGCAACCGTACAAAGTATCAGCTGTGAACAATGTACCGAGGTACTCTTGTTTGTACTGAGTCTGTGAACGGACACCAACTTGCTCAACCAGAACCATAGAGTCTTTGTGAGCCATCAAGCACACACGACCCAAGCTAGTACCAGTACCATCAGCAGCAGACTTAGCTGTGCCAGCATTGGACGAAACGTAGACTGGAACACCATAGATGTCACCAATCATACCGTTACGGATGCTGTTAGCAGAACCAGCTTCACCAACGCTGTTGAAGGTTGTGAACTCAGTCAAACCGAGGATAGTGTTACGTACATTTGGGGGAATCAAGAAGAAGCGGTTGTCCATAGGAACATCGCTGTCATCAAGACGCTGAATTGTACGACGAATGCCAGCAGCTGTCAAAGCTGAAGCATTACCAGCATTGGTGTTAGCTGTGTAATCAAAGGCTGTAGAGCCATCACCACCAATGAAAGCACCAGCGTAGCGGAAGTTACCTGCACCAGCTGTTGAAACATTGAACTGTTGACCCAAGTTCACCAAGTCAGTATCAACTTGACGACCCAAAGAGTAACCAGCATCATCAGTGTAGAACTGACGGAGGCTAGACAATGCTTGGGCTTCGACGATGTCCTCAATCAAACGTGAGTACTCGTAGTGCTTGTTGATAGAGATTGTAACTTCAGTCTCAGTAGCTGCAATCAATGTTACTTGTGTAGAAGCTGCCTTAGCAGAAGCATTGCCACGTGCAGGGACTGGAATGTGAACTACGTCACCTTTCTTGCCCTTGAAGCTCATCTTCTTAACTAGGTTAGCTGCAACCAAGCTCTTTTTGTACGCAGCAGCAATCTCGTCACTCCAAACTTCTGGAATAAACGTTGCTGCTGTGGTACTCGTTACGTGATCTGTTCCTAATGCCATTTTAAAATTCTCCTGTGAATTTGTGAATTAAATTTACTTTACCCTGCCTTCAGAGTACGCAGCCATAATCTCAGGTTGCAGTGCCTCATAACGGTCAGGATCTTGCATACGTAGCCGGATAAGGTCGGCACGACGATATACTTTCTTAGAAGACTCTCCAGTTCCTCCAACATCGACACCAGCTGCTTTAAGGTTCTGTTTGCGGACAGCGTTACCTGCATCAGTAGTTTGTTGTGTCTTAGATGTACGAATCTGTTTGAATGTAGAAATCAGTTCATCAGCTGCATTAAAATCATAGTTAGCATCTGCCATTGCGTAGATATTAAGCCTCATTGGAGAAGCTTTAACCCACTCAATAAACTCACCATCACGTACAACGTCTGCAAAGTCAGGATGCTTCTTGTTGAGCATTGCTTGTGTCTGAATTTGCTTTAACTGCTGTGATGCCTGTTTAGCGGCAATTACATCTGGATGATTCGCTACAGCACGATTAACGTGACTCTGCGGATCTTCAAAGAAATCAATCTCTTGTGAGGAGTTATTTACCTCATTTGGTTGAACTTGTTGTTGATTCTTTTGAGCTATGCTCTGTTTAATGAGATCATCAGCTAAACGTCTAACTTCACCAACTTCCTGTGCTTGCCTACCAATTAGCTTTTCAGCCTCTTGGTGCATACGAACAATGTCTTCGAGATTCTTCCCTTTGTACTTCTCAGGGATCTCTGGAGCTTGCTCTGCAGGTTGTTGAGTTTGTTGTACGCTTGTGGACTGTTGTTTAAAATCCTCAGCTTCTATCTCACTAACGTTACCTAGTTCCTCATTACTATCAATTAAAGCCATACCTAACCTTTCCCTGTCCACGAATGATGGATTACAGGATAATTTCAAAATAAAATTGGGTTGCCTGAAGCTACTCAGATCCTCTCTTTTGTTCCTGCTTGAGCCTGTCAGCTCTCACAGCAGCCCATTTAGCTGTAGCACCGGGAAAGTCGCCAGATATGGCATCTAACCCAATGGTAGGAGCTGAAATGAGCCTGATAGCGTCCTTACTACATACTTTGCATTTAGCAGTGGTATGATCGCTATCTACCAGCGATTCAGTTATGTGATCGTTAGGGCATTGGAAGTCGTACAACCGTTTCATTGTTGTAAGTCCTCATATACCTTCTCACACACAGCTTTACGCCCTAAAACCAATTCAAGAATATCTAACTGTCCTTTACGATAATAAAGTGTTTGTGTATCGTTGACAGTAGAAATATCGTTTAAACTAGCCTTAATCTCTTCAAAGTCTTCAATTAAGAAGCCCCAACCCTTAGTACTCATAGTATTAAAGGTTTCTTCGTAGTAAACTTGTAGGTCTTTTTCCATTTTAGGAGAACCTTTCTATAAATTAGCTTATATAAGTGTTATTGTAGCATAAAAACAACACTTTGTCAAGCCTTTTGTTAATTATTTTGTTATTTACGTGCTTTAGTCATCATCTGAAGGCTTGCAATACGCTCATTGGAGGCAATATCAGCAGCTTTCAGGTTAACTTGCTTCTCTTTTAGCATCATGTCAGCCAGTTTCAGACGCTTCTCGAAGTCATCACCCCTGTCTAGGTTAGTAGATGCAGCTTGAACTAGCTTTACACGCTGCTCTTCAGGAATCATCTGAGCTTCCATCATGGTTTTCTGAGCTTCAGCTGACTGTTTCTGAGCCTTAGACTGTAAATCAGCCACCTGAGCCTGTGCCAGCTCCATTGCAGCTTGTTGTTGCATCTGTTCAGCCTCAGCAGCCTGTGGATTAGGTTGAGACATCTGATCCAGAGCCTTCATCAACTCACCACGGTTAGACAATGAGCTGTTCTGCAAGATACCTTTAAGGATCAATGGCAACACTGGTGTATTTGGGCCTAAGGTCTGCAACAAACCAATCATCTGTTGTTGTTCAAACTCTCGTGCCAAGATACCCAAGGTAGCTGTAGGTACGAAGGTCATGTCAACTGAGGGATAACGCTCACTGTCAAACTGCATATAACGGAAGGCAGCTTTGTTAATGAACGGGATCATGAAGTCTTCTTGGAAGTTACTCAAGGTACGTTTGTACTTCTTGATGATGCCAGCCATAGCCATTGACATACCACCAGCACCTGCGTCACGAGGTACGTTAGATGGCATACCTGCGCTGTCAACTGTGCCTGTAGCTTGTAGAAGCATACGCTCAAAGTTCTGCGCTGCTGCAACTGCATTACCATCAGTCTGACCGAACTTGAAGGGATACAATATCTCAGATGGTGAACCATTGGTCAAGATAGCCTTACCGGGCTTAATCTCAAACTTAGCACCACGGGGAAGCCTTGTAGCATCCATTGCAATCATAGGTGCTGTGGTCAGGGCTAGAGAGTCCATGTGAGCACGAAGCTGACCATCAATAGCTTTCTGCATATTGTAGGCTTTCTCAGCTGTACCTCGACCCCAGAAGCGTCCGGGGACTGTATCATCTTGGTAGGCAATAACTGGTCTATCCTTCATCATGTAAGGATTAGCTTCAGCCTTGAGCAAGATTGAGTCATTGGCAATAACGACAATAGCTTCTACCAAGTCTGAGTAGTCTTCAGCTGCTGAGCCTTCAGGGAACAACTCAGCATACTCAGTTGACTCTTCACCATCTAAATACTCACGAGGAATTAAACCATAGTAAGTGATTAACTTAACCTTATCATCTTGATAGGTCTTCAAGTCTTGAGTTACTTCTAAGTCTTCATCTTCTGAGGCTGTGGTAATGTCTACCTTCTTGTAAATGCCTCTCTCAATACCTTCAACAATCTTGTGAATGGATACGTACTTCTCGATAGCAACGCCCAGAGCATCGTCAATGGAATCAGCATTAGGATCAATAAGGAAGTTTTTAGGGTTAACTGGTTTGATCTTGACAGAAACTCTATCCTTCTCTTGAACGCCAATAGCAGCTGCGTTAGCAATGCCGGGAATCGCTTGAGTAGCTGGGATGTACTCTTTCTCAGTCTTAACAATGATCTCACCAATACCTGTACCATAAATCTCAGCCATCAACTCAATCTGGTCAATAGCTTTCTTAATCTTGTCTCTCTTGAAGTCTTCATGCAGTTGAATCTTGATTTGTTCAACATCTAAAGGATTACCATCTACATCTAGAACATCATCGGAGATGTCAAAGAATTCACCTTGACCGAAGATAGCTTCCATGATCTCAGCGTGACGAGTCTCAATGGCTTGCTGAGTAGCTGGTGAGATGATACGTGAACGCTCTGACTCACGTTGCTTATCCTCAGAAGCCCAGATACCTCGAAAGACTCGCTCATACTCTTGCCACAAGTCCATGTAGTTAGCATCTCGGTGGTCACGCCAGCGAGTAATGTGCTGAGTAACCCATGAGGTTAGTTCTTTCTCAGTCTCTGTAGGTTCTTCAAAGGACGTACCGTTCTTCTCGTCATCATTAAACTTATCATTAGTTAGAGCCATTGTGTTTATTCCTTGTTCATTACCATTTAACTTTGTTAGCCCAATAAGCCGCTGACATCTTACCTTTAGCTATGTTCTTAGCGTGTCTAGCTTTAAAGGAATCGTTACGAGCTGAGCCTTCAGGACTACCTGAGACACCCTGCTGTCCGAATCGTATCAGCTTAACCTCTTCACCATCTTTAGCTAAGACTGCATGACTCTTAGTTGGATGTCCGGGAGTTCTCTTAGGTTTGTTATAACCTTGGAACTCTTCACTACCTCTTTTAATAGCCATATATTTAGTATCCTGAAATAACGTCTAAGACTTCGTAGTCATCATCTTCGTAGTCTGTGTTGTAGCTTGTGATAGCTAACTGGTCAATGTAACTTAAAGCATCTACCAAGTCATCATGTACACCAGCTGT